GCAGCGTCAATATACATCTGGAGAAATCATCGGACCTCTTCATATTGTTAATCAAAATGAGGTTGGTGACCTAAGAAGAATACCTTTTGGAAGAATTAAGATAAATAACTAAAAACTATAAATGTCAGTTCCAAATTATAGATACCCAATTAAAAATATTAATGCATCTGATGATTTTTTAAAAATTGAGTCTTATAAATATGAACCTCCTGGATTAAATTTAGGAGAAACTGATAGTTTTGCACAAAGAAGTTCTGATGATGTTGGATATGGAAAACCAACAGGTAGAGGAACAGTAATACTTCCAATGCCACAGACTATTCAGGATAGTAACGGTGCAAGTTGGGGTGCCGGTAATATGGACCCTCTACAAACTGCGACACTGGGAGTGGCAATGGGAGTAATTGCTAATGGTGATCCAGCAAAAGGAGGAATAAGTGCAATGCAAAATGTTTTTGCGAAATTAGGTGCGGCATCACAAACAGCAATCGGACAAGATTTATCAAAAACATTTTTTGCCACAAAAGCATCAGAAGCACTAACTGGAGGTGGAGATTTTAATCAATCACTATCCAGAAAAACTGGTGCGGTTCTTAACTCAAACACAGAACTACTTTTTAATGGAGTAGCACCACCTCGGGCATTTTCATTTTCATTTGATTTGGTTCCTCGCAGTGAAGCAGAATCTAAAGTGATTAAAGAAATTATTCTTTTCTTTAAAAAAGAATCTGCGACACAAAAAGGAGCAGCAAGTGCTGGGGCTGCCGGATTATTTCTTAAATCACCAAGTGTATTCAAACTTCAATATATGAGTGGTGGAAAATCTCATCCATTTCTACATCAATTCAAGATGTGTGCTCTAAATTCTATGTCCGTCAACTATACCGGTTCCGGAACTTATGCCACATACTCTGATGCCACACCAGTTCATATGCATATGGCGCTATCATTTCAGGAACTCACTCCAATCTACCGTGAGGATTATTCTAATCTCAATAAACCAATTACAGGAACAGGATTCTAATGTCTTACTTCAGAGAGCTTCCAAATCTAGAATACCAATCATTCCTATCAAGTAGTTCAGGTTCCGATGAATACTTATTGGTAAAGAATGTATTTCGTAGAGTTAAACTTCGTGATGATTTAAAAAATGTTTTTACGATATTTAATAAGTATCAAATTCAAGACGGAGCAAGACCAGATACTGTTGCCGAAGAAGTTTATGGAAGTGCTCAATATGATTGGGTTGTATTGGTTGGTGCCGGTATTGTAAATATCAGAAATGAATGGCCTCTTTCAGATAGAGACATTTATCAATACGTTGAAGAACTATATGGTGATGATTTAAATGCCATTCATCATTATGAAACAACCGAAGTTAAAGATTCAAGAGGTCGTTTAATTCTTCCTGCGGGTAAGGTTGTAGATTCTAATTTTACGATTCCAAATCCGCAGATTATTATACAAACTTTAAATCCAGTTGTTGGTATTAGTAATTATGAATATGAAACTCAAAAAAATACCCTAAAAAGAAGCATTTATCTTCTTAAACCAGAATATCTTCAACAGGTTATTAATGATACAAGAAAAGCGATGACCTATGGCAGATCATCGCAGTATGTAAGTGATAAGGTAATTCGCACCGAGAACACAAGAGTCACGATGCCTTAAAATTAGTTTTCTGCTAATTTTTGGAAGTACGACATTGTATCATCCTCATCTTCATCATCAACAACCGCAACAGGGCGGGATGGTTTCAGATTATTAAGTTCGGAACGAAGATCTTCAGTTAGAGAAGGTGCCGGACCACGATAGTTATCCTCGTCCTCAACTTCAGAATCAACACGAACAGATTTAGCACCAAGAACCGAATCAAGACGCTTCTTCAATTCATCATAAGATTTGAACTGATCAGGAGCAACAAGTTCGGCAAGTGCATACTGCTTCTTCCAGACTGCTTCCATTGCATCATCATCATCCAATAGAGGACCGAGAGCAGCAAACTCACTGGAGTCATAGTTACGATAACCGGCAACATTCTTTGCCTTCAGTCTGAAGTTGGCACCCTGCCAGAAGTCAAATGGGTCCATAGGAGTCTCATCTTCAAACTCTGGTTGCATTGCTGCCGTGAGTTTGTCAAAGATTTTCTTACCGAACTTATAAAGAAACACTTTACCTTCATTTTCAGGATTAGTAGGGTCCTTTACCACATAGATGTTTGAAATATAAGTCAGTTTACGCTTCTGTTTACGTGCAAGTTCTTTACCTGAATCTACGCCGTTATTCCACAGTTGAGTATTATATTCAGATACTGGGTCTTTGTCTCCCAGAGTAGTCCTACTGTTTTCAATATACCAACCACCATTAGACTGGAAAGCGTGGCTATAAAGTTTTACAAATGGTAGGTCTTCACCATCAGGAGCAGGAAGAAAGCGAATGACGGCATAACCATTGTTTGCCTTGTCACATTCAAGTTTCCAGAAGCGTTCATCAGCAGAAGAATTACTAGAATTATTCATCTTCTCGACTTCTTTTACCAGTTTAGCGGTGAGAGAACCAAGTTTGGATTGCTTTTTAAGATTTGCGAATGTCATAGATTTTTTAGATAGTTTGGATTTGTTAGATTGCTTGAATATTATAGCAAAAAATCACTCATTAGTCAATATACTTTTTGAGCGATTGAATTGTTTTTGTCATTGAACCTAAAAGCGAATTAATATCAGTCTCCAGTGGGAAACCCATCAGAGCAGCAGACTTTTTTAAACTCTCTTTAATCTCAATTGCCTCTGGGTCATCGGAGAGAGAAAGTCTGGTGTACATAATACGCTGCTTTTCAAGTAACAAAGACATTTTATCAATGTGTTCCAGTTTGTCTTCACGATTCATTACACCAAAAGTCAAAATACTTTTGTATATAAACTCTTGAAGTTCATTAATTTCTTTTAGTTCGTCCCGAATAATATCGGAAGTAAAAAATTTACCCATCTACAATTTCTCTTAAAATTTTCTTAAACTGGAACACATCTGTATTTAGAAAAGGTTTGTATTTCTTAATTTTTAAACTTACGGTTTCCCATACAGGGTCCAGAAGTTTCTTGTCAAACTCACTAATATACGAAAATATTGTATCATATATTACCATTATTTCTGGTGCCAATTCACTTTTTAGAAATGTTTTGAGAAGAATTGGATGACCTTTTGAGCAGTCGAAAACATTCTCTAATTTTGTTTGAGAGAACAATTCTATCGATTGCTCCTTGAATAAGTAAGTCAGACTCTGTTGCCTCTTTATCCATTCTTGGTAGATCCTTTCTCCAGAATTGATAATTTCTCCAATCCATATGCTTTGAGGGTTGTCTGTTGATACAAAGTTTGAGACTAGAAAATCTACTATTTCCTTATCACCATATTTCCTTGATGTCTTCTCAAAGAAGTATTTGTCTTTGCGTTTATTGAAGGAAGTTAGTGTTGCTCTTGTCTTTTTATATTTAAAGTAATTATATTTGGGATTAGAAAAGTGATTCTTGATTCCCAAATATGCCTGATAAGTTTCAAAGGGTGACATAATTAAAAAATAAATTTACTTTCCTCCATAATACTTATATCTTGCTCCTTCTGGATTACTCCACTTTCTAGTAACAAAATCTTTACCAACTCCAGTTCCTTCTACACCTTTTAATTTGGAAAGAACTCGTGCTTTTGGTACTATTGGAGTTGGAGTTGAAGATGCTGAACCAGATTTACCAGAACCTCCCTGCTCCCTAGCAATACGAGTGAGTGTTGATACATAATTTGGATCAGTAGCATAAACACCGTGACTTTTTTGATTTGTTCCAGGAATTCTAGCTCCTGGTGGCAATTGTAAATTTCTTGCCGCACTTTCTAAATCTTTGGCATCACCATACTTATATGACCATTTTTTAACTCTATTTTTTGTAGAATCTTCTTCACTATCAAAATCTCTAAATGCTGCATTAACATAGACATCTTTACCATTAACAACTTCTCTTGTTCTTTTAGTGGTTCCAGTTCCCTTTTCACCGAATACATTATTTTTTCCACTTTTAGCTGTCCCATATCCACTTTCTATTGCTGCTTGAGCAGCAGTTAATTCTGGGAATTTATCCCCAGCCGCAGCTGCTTGCCTTTTAATTCTATCAAAAAATGCCTTATCACTCTCCGCAGTTCTTGCTTCATTAATGAATTGATTAAAAGTTTTCATTTACAATACTTTTTAAGTATTTATATTAAAGAGGCAACTTTGCTTTCGAAATTCGCTTCATAAAGTTTAGATTGATAGCATCATACTTTAATCTTTCTTTGAGTGGCTTTGAAACTAGTTTCGTCACGGATTCGATTTCAAGTCCATTAACTTCACAATAATGACAAATCGCATCAATATAATTGCAGTTTTCTTCGGCAACTATTTTTTCAATTTCTATCGCAAATCTGGAAGGTGTAAGAAACTTATCTTCAATTGCCTGTTCTAATTCTTTGGTTGTTTCGATTGATTCCATATTTTCTACATTGATTTCTAGAAGTGTTGCTAGAATATTTTTCATAATATACATTAATAATACTTATTATAAGGTAAAACAATCAATTAGTCAAGTCGACATCAGTTCGAGTTTATCATTCACAAACTTTTTAATATATTGAATTACGAGTTTCATATATTTTTCAAGGTCTCGTTCTTCATAGACGACACATTCACCACTCTCGCAGGTCATTATAATCACTAATTTTTTAACCTTAATACCAGTCATCTCATAGAGAGCCATACCATAGAACATAGCCTGAACGAAATAGTTCTCAATCCATTCTCGTGGTTTTGGTTTTTTAGAGGTCTTAAAGTCGATGACTGAAAGTTCATTATCGTGTTCGGCAATGCAGTCAGTCGTTCCTGCCACGCCGAGTTGCTTACTGTATAGGGCACCCTCTAAACAGTATATATTATTAATTCTATTTAATTCATATTTAGCAATCTTAAAAAGAAAGTCTGATATGGGTTGGACAGAAGGAAGTTCTCTGTTGTAAAGATAATTCTCAACCAGAGTATGGAGATCGGTTCCACGACTTGTTGCTGCCTTGGTAATTTTATCCGCTTCCTCAACACCAACTTTTTTACGCCACTTGATAAAGATTTCCTTATTAAAATGACTAGTTACGGAAGTAATGGAGACCAATTTAAGAAGTTGGTCTTCATCGGGGATGCTGTAATATCGCACTCCGTCTATTGTTTCTCTCTCCAATTTCGGAAGAACATTATCAAGATGATTGAACATTAAAAACCTGATTCTAATTTTGCGATGATATATTCTTTAACAAGTCCGGAACGAACAATGTCTTCTACACCAAACTCAATTATATCAAAAGAAGGCATTTTACGCAAGACCGTCATAAAATCAACAATACCATTTCTTTCATTTGTTTTGACTAAATCACTTTGAGTTGCATCTCCACAGAAAATAATCTTGGAGTTTTCTCCAACACGAGTAATAATAGAATCTAATTCGTGAAAATTCAGGTTGGCAAACTCATCTACAATAATAATAGCATTATCAAGAGTTGTTCCACGAATAAATGAAGTCGACCAGAACTTAATGGTTTCTTGTGATTTGAGATTTCCATAAAGCATCTCAAAGTCAGCATCAGAGGGCATCTGAAACATATACTTGACCATATTCTTATAAGGAATCTGGTAAATGTCTGCCTTGTCTTCGTGAGTTCCGGGAAGGAATCCAATCTCACGAGTTGGCACAAGAGACCTTACAAGATAGATACGCTCATAACAACTTGTCTCGTCGAGAACCTCAGATAGAGCATTATAGAGAGTAATAAAAGTCTTACCAGTACCTGCACAACCATAGGCAACAAGATGCTTGCCCTCGGCATAGGAATCAAAGAATTTTTTTTGATTTTCGGTAAGTGGATCAATATCAATCAGATATTCAAGACCTAATGGTTTTTTACGCTTTGCCTGACGAGTGGTTAGACCAACACCAATCGGTTGGTCTGTTCTTTTTCTTCTTGCCATAATTAGTTAAAGTTTTTTTACAGTTGAACCTGGCATTTTTTGAGCCCGACCTAGAACATCGTTCCATCCTGGCTTAGATTTGATGAGTTTATCTTTCCATTCCCCAACCTCACCAACATTCATCTGTGAAGGTATGAGTGGTTTAAGATGAGGATTTTCTTTGAGATATGGATCTTTTTGTGCCATATACATCCATTCTTCAAAGACTTCACCTGTTTCCGTATTCTCAAATCTGTAAGTAGGCAATTTATTTCTCCATAGTATGTAAGGATATTTATTCTAGAGTAATGGAAGCAGCATCTTCACATTCAGAACAATTCTCACGAGTCCAACCAAGTGCTTCTGATACGGCAGGAAACTGGCAGGTAAAGATACAACGAACTGCCTCTACAATATCTATATGTTCCTTCTGAGTTCCATTAGCAGAGCGAAGGTTGATGTAGTGTATCCAGGAGCGGCAGGAACCCGTCATATAGATGCGAGTGGGGGTTGCTAGTGGTAAGACGAAACGAGCGCACTCCTTGGCAACACCCTCGCTTAGGAGATGATTATAAACGCCCTGAGCATCAAGGAATAATTCTCGTATCATCTTATTCAATTCAAATATTTTTTCCTCATCAAGATCATCGGTAGAGTTCTGACGATTCTTTGTATCCTGACGACGCAACTCTGGAACTGGAATATCTTCTTCTAACCAGGATACATCGGCATAGCGTTGAGAAAACTCTTGAAATGTAAAACTTCTGTGCCGCAAAATTTGAGCTGCTAGTCCTCTGGTGGTATTGATTTCCACAGTCATAAATGCCTGCTCAAAGACGGACCAATGATTGTGTTTAATACAATATCCCAATAGTTTTGCATAATTGGGATTTTCTTGATTACTGGGATTTGATACTCTGGCAACATATGCCATTGTCTTCTCAGCATCTGGAGTCATACTAATAAGTTTTACATTCATTTTCCAAATCCTTTTGAGGTTTCCATATCATATTTTACCAATTCTTGTTTAGCAATTCTCAAATTAGTTTTCATTTCTTTCAGTTGTTCATCCGAATATAAATGATCTTGTTTGATCAATCTTTCTAACAGTTTAATTAAATGTTTTGCCTTACTCATTCATCGTCCTCAAAGATTTCATCATAACCCAATTCTCTTGGTTCAATATCATCAAACCGATATGCCTTTGTATTAGAATAAACTTCTGACTTGAGTGCGTCCAGAAGTAGTTCTATATTACGAATAATAAGTTTTACTTTTTCTTGATCCATCATATTAATTCAAGGAGAATATTATTTTCTTTTTTTATTTTTAGGAGTCTGATATCTCCAGAGTCTTGGATTAATTGTACCATACCCAAAACCAATATCATGAATCGATCCAGAACCAAACTTATCGTGATACATATCAAATATAGTGACTCGTGACCCCCTTACAAGATCAAAACAAATCTTTTCATCTACAAGATATTGAATAATAAAAGTATCTCTCGGTGCATCAAGAGTACATACATCGGTATATGAACCATTTTCAACTAAAATTTCACAACCATATAGTTTTTTACAATTTTCTTTTTCAGATGGTGTCCAACGATCTGAATTGTTTTTTGTATCTTGTTCCTCCGTCATATCCTCACTAACCATATTCATGAACGACCTCCCCATTTAATTTCTGGACATGCCTCTGAAACTAGTTCCTTTGTAATTTTATATTTGGTTTCAAGTTTCTTATCCTTAACCAAACATAAAATCTCTGCTTCTAACGGATGAAGTCCCTGAAGAATGTTAATAAACATCGTTTCTCTACGCATAGAACTGAGTCCATCATTACCACCCTTTATGAAATTATAAAACTTTTCATATTCCTTACGAATGGATGAGAATCCCTGATCCTGCGATCCCAATGAATTAGACCCAAGTTCGCCCATTTTACTAACGGCATCTTCTATTTTTCCACTCAAAGTACCACTAAATGAACCTAGTTCATCAACGCCAGAATAAGGAACCATACCTTCGGGAAGAGATGATTTAATCGTTTCATCAAAATTCCATACAAAAATTGCCGTTAATGATGGGTGCTTATATTTTTGTAGCACCTCAACTTTTTTTACATTCGATCTTTGTTTCTGTACAAGATTAAACACCTCAAATGCAAAAGGATTTGATGGTAAATCTATATTTGTGGTCGTAGTAACCTTTGCTTTTGTCGCCGTCATAATTGTTTAATAAGTAATAATTATAGTAATATTTAGAAATTATTTTTAACCTTCGTCTTCGTCATCATCATCTTCTTCATCATTAAAGTATCCTGGTTCAAATCTCACTGAAACAATTTCTTCGTCAATAAGATCTCCGTCCTTATTAAAAAACTCCGGATGATAAGCAATCTGTTTTGGCCCTTCATGATGACTCATCATATATTCTCTGCCGACCCAACCAAGCACAATTCCCAGTATAAAGAATAATACTGTTAAAAATGAACCTATAACTAAACTAGTTGCTAACATTTTATTTTTCCTCGGAAGTTAATTTACTTTCCTTGACTGAATCGAAAACTCAAAATAGATTGTGAACTCTCTTTTAAGAATGATAATCAGTTTCTCAAATATAATATGAAATAGTTTTGGTTTTTTTGTTTTTCCTCCAGAAAGTATGAGTTCGACACCACGATTTGGTTGTATATTTTTATTTAGGTCCGGCATTATACAATTCGTTGCTCCTTTAGAAACTTGACAGTATCAGTACAACCGCCCAATCTCTTGTCATCACAAATAATCTGTGGAAATGTGGAACCTTCACCAAATTCGGCATAGAACTCTTCTCTGGTGAAGTCCTTGTTAAGATTATACACCACGAAGTTATTATTTGTCAACTCCAAAACAGTTTTAATCTTGTGGCAATACGGACAATTATCCTTTGAATATACAGTAAAATTCATAATTGTTGATT